CATAGAAAGATATAATGTTAAAAAAAGAATCTAAATATTCATTTTTATACCAGGCTCACGATGGCAGCATCATGCGGCCTGAGAGTTTTTTAAATATTAACGGCGGCAGGACGCTGTCCAGCTCGCAGCTGCGCGCTCTTAGAATCAACAAAATTAAAAATACAAGCTTCAAGCGGCAAGCCACAAGCTCGCCATAATTAAGTAGTATAAAATTTTATGTTAAAGAAAGAAGCAGAAAGAATAACAGGAGGACTGAGCGCACCAGGCAAGATGCCTGAGGGCTCGTATAACCTGCCGGCCGCCGCATGCCAAACAGGCGCGAAGCTCCGGCTGGTCCCTGATACACCATGTTATAAATGCTATGCATTTAAAGGCAACTATGTTCGATTCCCCGCTGTACAAAAAGCTATGTATCGCAGGCTCGCGAGCTTAACACACCCCCGCTGGGCGGAGGCCATGACTGTGCTAGTTAAAAAGATTAAACACTTTAGATGGCATGATTCCGGAGATATCCAGAGCGTGCAACATCTCAAAAATATATACGAAGTTTGTATCAATACACCTAAGACCATGCACTGGCTGCCAACGCAGGAGCGCAAGTACTTGCCGCTTCCGGGCTCCACGTATCCAAAGAATTTATTAATAAGATTAAGCAACAGCAAGAACAACAGCAAGCCCGGCAATGCCTGGACTCACTGGTCGACCGTCGTCGATTCAGGTGGAGACTGCCCGGCCTCTAAGCAGGGCAACGTATGCGGCAGCTGTCGACGCTGCTGGTCCAGAGACGTAAAACATGTCACATACCCCAAGCATTAAAATAAAAAAGATCCATGAAGCGTGGGCCGCGGCCCACGGCTACCGGACCAAGGTCCAAGCACCAAGCGTCAAGCCGGAAAATCTCCACGCCGCGAACTCAAACCAGTTCGTAAAAGGTGCAAGCTCCAAGCGCCAAGCCACAAGCTCCAAGCGTCAAGCTTCAAGCTCCTAAAAAATATTATCGAAAGATTCTTGGACCCCGGTCCAGGAAGTTGCAAGCGTCAAGCATGCTCCATGGCCCACGGACCATAGATCATGGATCTCGGACCCTGGAACAAGTTTCAGGGACCTCGGACCGAGGGTCCTGACTAGGATAAATGTTTTCTTTGGGTGTGATTTATGGAAGGCAATTTGGTGTGGTGAAAATTTCACTTTGTTTCCCTTTGCGACTTTTAATTCGACAGTGAAAAAGACGCCAGAATTATTATACCCCAACACATCAGGCATGCCAAGTAAGCTAAGGTTTTCAATACGATTCCAGATGATTCCTTTGGTATTTTTCTTAAGATCTTGATATAATTTACGCTCAGGAGCCATTTAATTTTAGAAGTAACATTAGTAATCATCTTGAAGCTTTGAAGGAAGAATAAGTGGAGATTCTTTTACACATTTTAGGACAAGCCTATGCGCCGTAGCATCCGCTTTATGTGCATAACCAACAATTGGAACAGCATGTTCATGCACTTCCATCCGTCTGATTTCATGAAGACGACCATTCTTCTCAACCATGATCACCGCATTGGAAACAGCATTACCCTGACGGATACCTTTTGAATCTGCTTCAGTAAATTTAGCTAAAAATTCTTGTAGGTCTTTGACCCGCATTACATTCCTGACTTTCGAGCATTCTCAACTTGTTTATTTAAATGTTCGTGCATCTTCTTATTCTCTTCCTCTAACTCTGTCAGTCTCTCTTGTAATTTCCCATTTAATTTTTGATGAGACTCATTGACTGCAAGGGCATTTGATAAAGCTTCTTCAAGTTCTTTAATTTTTTCTCTTGGGTTTTCTTCTCGATCTTTTCTCAACGCGCCTGTCACACAAACACCTTTAGAAATAGGCTCTAAATCTTCCTGAGATTTCTGAGATTCAGTTAGAGGAATCTTAGCCGCTTCTTCATTACGATCAGCATCTCTGTATAGTTCTAATTCCCTATAGGTCTTTTCCGGAAATTCTTTCACTAACTCATGTATTGTTTTTTCTTTCTTCATATTGACTTTTTATCAATGTTACCTTAAATTGTCAATATGGGTGTTCCTAAAAGATTAACTGAAATGCAAATGAGATTCGCTGAGTTTATAGTATTTGGCGGACCTGATGGCCCTATGACTCAAGGAGAAGCAGCCATAGCAGCTGGGTATAGTTCTAAGAGGGCAAGATCAGAAGGATCAGAACTCCTGAATCCTAGACTCAGTCCATTAGTAGTACAGTATGTGGGAAAATTAAAAGAAGAGAGACTTAAAAAATTTGCAGTCAGTTATGATGAACATGTTGCTGAGCTTGCTCGGATAAAGGAGCTGGCTTTAAAGAAAGGGAGTTTCTCCTCTGCAGTAAACGCTGAAACCAATCGAGGAAAGGCAGCAGGATTATACATAGAACGAAAAATAATAAAGCATGGGAAACTAGAAGACATGTCAGAGCAAGAACTAGAAGCGAAAATGAAACAAATTTTAGACGATTATGCACCAATTTTAAATGTTACCCCTGAAGCTGTAGAGTTGGAACGAAAACCAAAACGAACCAACAAAGAGAAAAAAGAAACAAAACCAAAAAGTATAGCTGCCAATTCGACATCTAATAAACGTTCAAGACAAGGCAATAAATCAACACCACACTCAGTCCTAGTAAAGTTATAATTATTACCTTATCCGGATTCCACATTATTCGTCTAATGAATCCTCTAATTCATCGACGGCTTCATCTAGATCTTCTCGAAGCGTTTCTGCCTTAGCTTCAACCTTATCTATTGCAGCCATAATCTTTTTAATCTTCTTAGTTATCGTAGATAAGATCACTATCTTTTCTTTTTCTTCTTAGCTTTAGCTTTTTTCTTTTTCTTCTTAGCTTTTTTCTTTTTAGCCATATAATTAAAATCCTCCTTCCATAAGTTATATTTCTCTTCAGTTAATCCGTCAAGGGGTCCCGGAAATTCCGATTCATCATATTTATTTAAATTACTTATAATCTTTGAATACATATCCGACCTAAACATTTCTCTTCTCTATACTAATGATGACTCCTGCAGGAAAAACATTCCTGTCTGAATAAGCTTCATCCTTCTGGTCATAGCTCGCAAAAGTCCAAATGAATTTCTTAGTACGCTTATAAATGTATGCAAAGGTAATCATCTTTGAACATTCAAATTTGTCGAACTCATCTGCCGTAGCATGTCCTCCATCCGCAGTAATATCGAACCAAGAGATTTTATAAAAATAGTATCTCTTCTTATTAATTACGACGTGACGGTATTTAGTTTTTTTTCGTTTCTTTGCCATAATGTTGCCATAATTCCCAATCTGCGACCCCTATATACAGAAATATATTTTTATATTATCTGCGCTAAAAAATCCAGTTAGGTGTCGCAAATAGTAGTTCATTCTCATATTCTTGTTATGGGAGTAGGGAAATAGTCGAAACAAGGGGGTGTCGGAAGGGTGTCGGAAGGGTGTCGGCAGGGTGTCGGCAGGGTGTCGGCATTTCCCCTAAACCTTGAATTTTGATTCATTTGATCAATTTGCGACACTTAGAGGTGTCGCTGCGACACCCCTCCGACACCTTTGCGACACCTTGTTCGTGCCTAATTTGTGCCATAATGTCGCCTTAATGTTGCCATCTTTTCAGCTGCGTTAGCCACTTTACCCAGCAACCTGTCGATGTCTTCAGTCAGGGCACAGTGCCCTGGAACAACATCCCCTCTCAAGAGTGCATCAATCTTGACCAATGCTTCCTCCTGATCGGCGGTGTAGCGCTTAATCAAAGCTTGAAAGATTCTTTCTCTTATTGTGCCTGAGTCTCTCATTTATCCTCCTTTTATGGACACTGATTCAGCTGATAACGTGAGGGTAAACCGCGGCTGAGTCAGCTTGTTGCAGGATTCCATTAAACCCTGTTATGGTGCGGGCCCTATTTCTCAATTCCATTTTTCTCAAATTCTGCTAATAATTCTGTTGTATTAATATGTGCTTCTTCTTTATGATCTCTTATCAATTCATAGTAAGCATCTAATCTTTTCAAAAATTTATGTTTCCAGTCTCTTAAAATAAGCCCTGAAAACTTGAATTCTTGGTAATATAGGTCAGGAGTACATACCATTATAATCCCTTGTTGAATGTTTGATTTGTGTACATAGTCGTGGGCCATGGCGTATGCTGCAATCTGCAAGAAATAATCTTCAACCCACTCTTCTTCCTTCGGCCGATTGGATTGTTTAAAATCTACAATGGTATCCATATCGTTGTGCCTACAAACAAGGTCCGTGGTCCCTGCATAAAGGCCCGGGTAGTATAAGGTCACTTCAGTTCCGTAGTATTTTGAGACAGGAGCTAATCCCATTTCAATAATCTTTTGCGCCATGGGCTTAGCTTCAGTACCAATGTCCGTAAGGTCCTCGTACCCTGTGCCTGCGATATGTTTCTCCAAGAACTTATGCATGGCAGTGCCTCGTTTACTAGACAGATTAAAGATTCTTTGTGCTTCTTCATGGCCAATTTTTTCTTTCCACTTGGTTAAATAGCCCTGGTCCTTGGTCCGTGATAAGATAGTCGTGACGCTTGGTAATTTAAATCCGGCAACCTCGTAGGTCCGTGTTCCATGGTCCGTGGACCGTGAACCGGTTACGTATGAATATTTATTATTTTTTTTCATTATTCAATTTCCTTCGATCATTGTCCACGGGATCACGGATCTCTTCAATGTCGGGCCGTTGTTCATGGATCGTATCGTCAATCATTCTTTCAATTTTTTTCATTTCCCAGGCCTTCGTGACCGGGGTAGTCGTATAGATGGCGTTCCAATTATTTTTCTTCATGCCGCTTTCTCCTTATAATGACAAGGTTTGCAGAGCAACTCGAGAGTGGCATTTTCTTCATGATACTTAAACCAACGATTCACAACACTGGAAGTATCATTAAAGTACCATTTATCCCAACGTTTATGGATCTGAGAGTGTAGTTCTTCATCCGTATAATTATATATTTTTTTAAAATTTCTAACGAGCGTGTCAAAAGAAAGATACTTATGATGAACCTCACTTTTAAGAGGAGACACCTCTTCTTTACACCCAACACAACGGTATTCCACTCGTTGTCTAAATTTCTTAATTTGAGGATTCACTGCACGCCGGAAAGCACTGTTGAGAACAGCTTTTATATTTAACCCAGCATGGACGCCGGGTCCAAAACAAGTAAAAACATCCTTAGAGATAGGTTCTTCATCTCCAGCAGCGGCTGCACACCAACAGAACTCACCTCTTTTAAATTTTTCGCAGGACTCAGTAGTATGGTCTGTGCTTTGAAGAAGCAGGATTAAATGACGTTGACCACTATCATTATACTGAAACTCATAACCCTCCACCCCATATCCAAATTTTCTTTTTTCAAATTCCAGATTTTTACCCCAAGAGAAATAGGTTTTAAATAAGTGTTTAATTTCAGAATGCTTGACAGCAGTTTCTTCAGTTAAATAACGTCCTACTTCTACTTCTTTGAGTCTTGTGCGCCAATGGTCATTTGCCTCGTCTTGATTACAACAATCTTTACCTAGTACATTAGGATATTTTATTTTTTTCATCCTTCTACCCTTTTAACATAACGCATTTAGTTGTGTGGGCACCGAGTCTTTTTCCATTTCCGGTAACCCTTGAGCCATTCATCATGATCACGTTCTTTCCAGCGTTTGTCCCAGGCCCAATTGTGAAGACTCCCGGACCATTGCTCAATGAATTGTAAGATCCAGTCTTTCAATGGAGCCTTTCTTTCTTGACGTTGTAAGGTTCAACGTCCGTATTCCGAATAACATCCATCAGGGCATGATAGCTTCGATCATTTAAATGGGTTCGATAGAGACGCTGGCCAATAGCCATCAACGTCGATGCCACCAGCTCGACCGGTAGACTATGGTCATTGAGCATGTGCATGACGTGTTCAAAGATATCATCATAAACCTTGCGTTCGTCTTGTTCTTCAATTTTATATTTCATTTTCGGGTCTCTTTTCCATTTCTAAAGTTTCTTGTTTGAAGGTGTCCTTTCTTATTAAAATAAGAGCACCAACCACTGAAGTCAGGATACTTGAGCAGTAACGATTTAAAGAGTTTCTTCCAGCTCATGGCCTTCATGATCTCGGCTTCGCCACCCTCTTGGGTGATGGTATATTCATATCTCATGGCTTATCCTTCTTGGTAAAATAGTCAATGCGTGAATCCTGATCAAGAAGAATGTTTCCCGAAACGCTCACGCGTGTTACCGGAGATTTAAAAGGGAAGACATAATGCTTTAAAGACGCAGGAAAAATATACAGATCTCCGGTTTTAGGCAACTGATGCACTACAGATATACAAGTATGATCTCCTTCACCATAGGTCCAGGATAAACCTCCAGGTCCGCGCATGGTTCCTTTAAACTTCGCGCATTCCTCGGCCAGTTCTTCTGGGACATCGGGAAACGCCACGAACGACAAATCGCCGCCGTGCGAGTGAGGCGGATTAAAATCGCCAGCCTTCATATAGTTGATCCAAAGACTCAGCAGTACGGCTTTAGGTTTCATCCCTCCGCCGCCACGCCATTTATTGTAGCCAATGCAATAGCCTTCGAGAAAGGATGTTAACTTAACCATGATCTTGTCCCTGTCTAGTTTGTATTGTTCGTCGAGGTGTCCAGCTAGTTTATGAACGTAGAGTTCATTGGATTTGCCTCTAACTTTTAATCCTTCTTCGAGCATGAGCTCGCAAAGATCTTTCGGCATCGTTGAATGAAAGAGGAAAGGTCCCCAGTGATAAAAATTATATTTAATTTCGTTCATACATTATAAAATGTGTAGCGTACCGTTAATTCTTCTCCTTCTTTAATGTCTCTTATGGTAACCAGATTCCATTTCTTGGTGGCAATTTTAAGGAGTGGATCATCTTCTCCATTAATTTTTAATTCAACCTTGGTTGTGTTGCCATCGTTGGAATGATTAATGAATCCTCCCATCGGAGTGCGAATGATTCCGGATCCAATAGCCACGTGACTCATACCCAGGTTAGTTCCTTGGGCGATACCTTCTTTGGCAAAGAGTCCGAGACCATTAATACCACTCTGTTTAATTGTTAGTGAATCAGGTAAGGGTTTGTACATGTTTAGTCTGTAAGTCCCCAGGTTTTATCATAAATATATTTCTTTCCTTCTTTTACTTCGGTCCATGCTTTCTTTGCACTATCATAAGCGTGTCCTTTTAAGCTTTTTTCTGTACTCATGATCGTTAAAATATCTACGCTATTATACACTTTAGCGTAAGTATTTTGACTAATGGCAATACTTGAGCCACTCATAAGGATGGCAAACTCACTGCAACCGCTTACGATAATAAAAATCGTAAATAAAATCGTCAACTTCAGCTTGATCATAATTCTTAATCTCCCCGTTCGACTCACAAACCCAACACTGTTTCACTTGCGTGAGGTTCTGATTGTCTACCACATTTAAATATCCATTACCATGGCAGTTGTTGCAGATCTTGGTGTGTTTGATGGGTGCTATTAATTCTTTCATGGCTCTATCCTGTTATAAATTCTGGGTCGTCCCCCTTTTTTACCCATGTATAGTGCTATCATTTTATTCCATTTCATCTGTACCATATCTTTCTTTCACAATCTTTAAAAAAGCTTTAGCCATTTCAGGTGTAAAGTTACTTTTAGCCCTATTATAATTCCAGGAAGTAAAAATTAAGTTTTGAGGACTGTACCCCATAGAATTAA